TCAAAGAGTGAAGGGAGCGAGGGCAGAACCAACGGCACCAGTGAGAATGAAGGCATAGCCACTAGGTATCTGGAATACAAACACGGGGTTGAGTACAACGGGGTGAAGGTTAAGTGTCCAGACCCGTTACCGTCTTGGATCAAACAGGAAGTTGATAGGGTAGATGATCTACTTGGCCCACAGTTTCCAGTCAAATCAAAACTTGGCAACGTAGGGTTTGCCATTGTACAAAAGGAAAGAGGATGAACGACGCGCTAAAGCAATGGCTGGCTGAAGGGAATAAAATCACAGAGATCCCATTCGGTGTACCACGAGATATGAACGTCTGCATGAACTGCAAAGGATTGTTTGAGAAAGCAGACCTCACACCCGGAGTAACTAGACGATGCAAGACTTGCCACCAAAGGCATACGGGGTTCAAGGAGAGCCGGTAGATATGTTTTATAAAGCTATTGTGTGCCAAGAAAAACTCAGGGAGCGGTATCTATCTGAGGTTCTAGCTTCTGTCATAGCGCCGTTTAGCGAACAGACAAAGCGGCAGATCTATGAATGGCAGAGAGAAGGAAAGACCACTCGATGGATGGCAGATCGGCTAGGCGTCACAAGACACAAAGTGATGCTGCTGACGAAGCGGACTTCTTGGCCCTCTCCTTCTAACCTTGCTTAGTGTATTTCATATCTGCCAGATCAACCATATGGCTAGGATTATTGCCAACGGCACCAGCCCCAAGGCAATTGATAGAGCAATAGCGAACTGAGCAATCTCTTTTCGTCTGCGCTTCCTAGCCAACTCCAACCTACGAACCTCAGCAGCCCTGGCCTTTCGAGCCTCCGCCATAGCAGTCATAGCGTTTTCCCATAGCTGCCCATTACCTGAGTAGATGAACGCCTCCCTCACTTGAGATAGCGCCTCGTCCGCTTCCTTCTTGGCTAGCTGTGCTTTGACGGCATCCGCCGCACTAAGTGTCTTGGTGTTCTGAAGTCTTTGTAGATCGTGCTGGCCCTCTGCTAGAGCAGCAAGGTAGCCACTGATCTGGCTGATGTCTTGGGTAGCTTGAGCCGTTTTGTTGAGCGCGGACGCAGCCATGTTCAGGCCGCTAATGATCGCCCCTAGCTCAAGGACCATTCCCTAGTACACCCATAGCACAGGCTCTGTCTCGCGGGTATCGACGTGTACAAATGTCTTTGCCACACCAATGCCTCGAAAGCCCAGATAGAAGGCGTGCTTCACTAGCTCCCTACGTTCCATTCCATTTGATACTTTGAGATCACAAGCAATACCCTGAGCATGAGTGCCGGGCTTTGACTTCTTGGCCTCTATGCTATGACGGGGAGAGCGGTAGCCTGACGTGACGTACAATGGTCTACCAACGGCGGAGCGTAGCTCATCAACCTTGCGGATGAACTCGGGGTCCATCTCGTTCTCGCCAGTTTCTTGGCAGTCGAAGTCCTCACGCTTGAAGTACAAGTATTCCATTACCGCTTCGCCTTAGAGTACGCGATAGCAACCGCCTGCTTCTGCGGCTTGCCCTCGCTCAATAATGTGCGAATGTTCCGACGAATAACCTTCTTGCTTTTGCCTTTGAGTAACGGCATCACTTCTTAACCTTGTTCATTATGCCGATGGCACCCCTCACCCCGAAGGATGCGGCGATGATTACGGACAACCCATACTGATACCAGTCTGGCATGGTCGCTAGGACTGCGAAGCCTTCACGCACATACGGAACCGCAGATGGGACAAACGCCAGAACCAATGGGATGGAAAACAAAATGGTGATCCACTCGTCTTTCCAGCTAGTGTTACTAGCCCTAGCCATAGCAGTTTCCCAGTCAGCCGCGCTCTTGGATTGGTTAATCATAACCGTGGCTTCAGCCTCAGCTTTGGCCTTAGTCTTAGCGACCTTACCCTCTAGCCACGTCCTGCCTAGATCGGCAACCGGCCCGATGACACTAGCAAAGATGCTCACTTGTCCGCCTTCTGATCCAGCTTGTCCATGATGCGGTTGAACATATCTCGCAACTCGTCCATGTCCATGCGGTAATCATCTCGGCGAACATAAGTCTCCGTTGATCTACGCTCCATGTCGTATAGCTCCTTGCGTGTGCCTTGTAGCATGTCCCAAAATATCTTCATAAAGAAACCCGCCAGTAACATCAGCCCACCAAGAACTACATCGAAGGCTGTATTCATATCCATTACGATGTATACGCCTTGACCTTCTTGACCTTGCGCTTCTTCATCATGTTGTCGTACAAACCCTTCTTGGGCTTCTTCATTGAACCGTAAGCCATTAGGTAAATCTCCTAGTTTTGCTCGCTACATCTTTCGGTTGTGAGGCGTACTGCTCACCCTTCTTTATAGCCTTTCTCTTAGCCTTGGTAGTCCTAGCGTACTCAGCAGCCGTTAGCTTCTTGATCGCAGCTTCGGGTAGATACCGCTCGCCGGTAGCCTCAGACCCTTGAGTCGATGGCTTGCCAGACTTAGTACGCCACTTCTGTTTGCCCCAATCCAGCAGGGACTTCTGCGACTTTCTAATCTCGATATCCTCCACCCTTGGCTTTGTATTGCCGAGCTAACATCTGCGCCTTACGCGCACTCCATTGCCCAGGACTGCCGCCTTTACCACCAGCCTTGATGCGGTCAAACAGGTTCTTCCGCATCGTTGGCTTCGTGTAGTTTCCAGCTTCGTTTACTCTGCTCATGTCCACTTCACCTTGTCAGCCCAGAATGCCGCAGACATCTTGCCCTTTCGGATGTTCCTAGCATGACGCGCCTTGAACGACTTACGACGTGCCTTTGCCGCCGCTGACTCACCCTCACTGGGAGAGGAGCCGCTCACACCCTGTTGACCAAATCGTATGGTCTTCACCTTATCACCCTCTTTCGCCACTACAACGTGTGACTTAGTGGGATGCTTGGGCGTTCTCTTAGGCTTGTTGTACCCAGAGACACCGATCCTAGTGAGTAGGCTGTCGCTCATGATGAGAGGTAGTCAATCCACTTGCAGCCAATACGTACCTTGCAAGTGCCAGAGCCGAAGTTGCCTGTCTCCACTCCCACTCTATAATTCTGCCGTTCAGCTTCAAAACCATTTGTCTCAGTATCCACGGTGAACGTATCGACATTAGTCCAGTTGGTGCCGTCAACACCAGACTGCTTCTGTACTGTCACTGTGGTGCCGCCAGCGATCCCAGAGATTGAAAGGTTAAAGTAACCCTGTACTTTGATTGTGTCGCTGAACGTGTTTTCAGCGGTAATGCTTTTTGTAACTACACCTGACATTGACTGCTCCTATCGTGCTGTGAAGTAAGTTAAACTGAATCGAATATCTGTGGCCCCAGAAGTAACATCTGCCACTGTCAGCCAATTCGACAAGGTTGAATCTGCGCTTATAAACCGCAAATAGTTTTGATTGTCTGTGACTACAGCCATAACTGTTGTTGCAGATGCCCATGTCCCGCCGCCGAGACATGGCGCGGTAGCAACAAACGTCCCACCAGATAAGCTCGCTGGAATGTATGGTAGATCCCTTAAAAAGACAAAATTGCTTCCAGTCAAACCGCTTGTGTTTATGTTTGTAATATCCACAGAAATAGTTACGTTTCGACCTATCTTTGTGAACCACCCATTATCCTGAACCGGAGAGGCGACATTGCCACCGCTGCTTGCATCAGCAATCTCAGGAGTCCACCGCCCCTCGTTATAGTCTAATCCGAAAATACCACCCGGTGTAATTATGCTCATCTTAACCTCGTTTATGTATTGTCTGCTCTATAACCACCGATCAATGGCTATAGTACGATCCTTAATTTTTAAGTCTGAGTTCCAACAACAGTGCCGCCAGTTAATTCATTGCTTGGCTTGGCAGTATGTATTTTTAACCGGCCAGACGTATCGACGTACAAGTGATATGTCTGATTGTTTGCGTCTTTTAGCTGTAATGTTGAAACAACCTGACCGCCAGCAGAAGCTGCCGCTTTGTCTAGCCGAAAACTATCTCCTGAACCAAGACCTAAAGTATCAGCGGCTTTGCGCTCCATAATCGTATCTGGAGAATTTGACCCATCACCCCAGCGCATCTGACCTGTAACGTAATACCTATGACGGTCTTGTGAATCTCCTGTAACAAAACTTCTATTGAAAGCGTTAACCGTTAGACCTTCTGACGTATACAGCGATGTTCTTCGCCCATTACTATCAGGCGCAATTACATACGCCTTAGCACCTACGGAAAAACTGTCAGATTCATCAACGGCTAATTTATTTGCAAGTCCTGCGTAAGTGTAATCAATTGCATCAACATATAAGCCCTGACTTTTGCTTGATTTAAATAAACTAGAATCAGTGGTCGATCCCGGCTTTAATACTGGATTTAAGGAATGTGCCAAGCCTTCAAAAGATAATCCAAAATCATCGCATCTTGCAAATTTAACATATTCGCTTGGCCTTGCTGTTCCTTGGCTTTGTCTGCTAAAGGCGCTATTAGTAAACACATTATTGCGACCTGTTCGTTGCCATACACAATATCCGCAAGATGGAATGCCATCTCTGCTCATTTCTGATTTAAAATCATAGAAACAATTGGCACTCCTAACTAATGCTGATGGGCCATCCCAGTCACCTAAACCAGCGTCATCAACAGCGGTTGCAGTCACTACTGCACCAGAACCTCCACCACCTACAGTTATTGTATGGCCTGTAGTGTATCCAGTACCGCCATCTAAACTGTACACGCCAATGACAGAACCAGAGCCATCTATCTCTGCGTATGCTTGCGCTTCTGTACCAGTGCCTCCGCTAATGGTTACAGTCTGAAACGATGAAGCAGGATACCCTGAGCCGCCATTAGTTACTGTGTAGGCTGGTAAATATCCATTTATTTCTCCACCTATTAAGACATTAGCAACGAGATTTCGAGATGCGTCAAACCTATAGAACGCTGAGAAGGAAGAGGATTGCAACCAAAGACCGTACTTACTGTTTCGGTTACCTGCACAGTTGTAAAATACATTGTCTATAGAAGTCAAAGATGTTGCTGTTGGTCGAGCGGTTATATACCAGCCAACCTTGCCAGCGTGTCCTGAGCAATTTGCAAATACTGAGTATTGAATTTCGTACAAAGTCCAATTGATATCGCATCCCTGAACAGTAACCGCTGAATAGTTAGACCAGTTAACAATTTCAAGAAGCACGCCTTTGGTTGCAACGTCATTGCCTAATATCAGCATATTTTCAATGCCAGAAAATGCACCAGAATAGTAAGCGCCTGTTGAACCCTTCAAATGAATCATATTAATTGCACTTGATGTGGTTACAGTGCAGTTATTGCCGATTAGCCTTACACCCTCTGCAACAGTAATAGTTGACGATATTAAATACTCTGCTCCCGATTCAAAATTAACACTAACTTGAGGCCTGTTCTTTGTTGCTCCTGCATGATTTACATAAGTTTTTGTAGCATCAAATGCCGCATTGACTGCCGCCTGAATAGCCGCAGTGTCATCTGTCACGCCATCGCCTACAGCGCCAAAGTCTTTAACGCTTAAATACTCGGTAAGCCTTGATTGAACCGTTCGACCAACAGCGCCAGTACCTGTTGCTGTGTAACTTACATTTGTAGCATCAGTAGCCACAACAGGATCAGCGGCGCTGAACAGCGTTTGCACGTTTCCATTGGAATCAAAGGATAAGAACTTGTTAGCCCTGCTAGAAGCCACGGGTAAGACCGTATTAAGAGACTCCAAATCAGTAACAGGCTTAACAATCGCCCTGTCGCTGTCTACCGCTCCCTGTTGGACAGCCAACCACAGTCTATCGAAGTCCTCGTTAACCTCGGCGGCTAGGAAGTCACCACTATTCTGGTAGTCGGTCAGACGCTCTAGCGCCATGTCACGATAGACAGTAATGATATCACCGGCAGTAGCGCCAACAGTCAGCGTGATGTTACCGCCTGAGTCACTCCCCACACCCGATACAGTGTAGTTAGTACCCTCTGCTAGAGTCGTATCGTTCTGTAGCACAACAAGGTCATTCTTGTTATACACCTCGAACGTGTACGCAAAAACAGTCTGCCCTGCTGTAGCAGTGTATTGGTTACGAGCAGTCGTATTCGTTACCGTCATAG